TATGAGGCAGAAGAAGGTAATAATGATGATGTTGTGATGACTCTGGTATTCTTTTCTTGGTTGACAGCTCAGAGTTACTTTAAACAAATAACAGATTCGGATGTAAGAAAAACATTATCTGATGATCACAATTTAATGTTGGAAGAAGACATGTCTCCAGTAGGATTCTTTGATGAAAATATCTATAGACAAGAAACTTTCAGAGAAGGAGATGATATGTGGTCAATAGTAGAGGATCGAGGATACAAAACTTCGACTTTGTAAAAACATAAATACATCATAAAATGAGATAATTTCTTATGATTATGAATATAATAAGGAGAACATAATATGGCTTTTCAGATATCACCAGGAGTTAATATCTCCGAAGTAGATTTGACAACAGTTGTTCCTTCTGTTGCAACTACTGTTGGTGGTTTAGCAGGAGATTTTGCGTGGGGACCAGTAGAAGAAGTTTATAATATTTCTAATGAAATCCGCCTCGTTGAAACTTTTGGTAAACCAACATCAAATACTTTCGGACATTTCTACACCGCAGCTAACTTCCTTTCATATGGAAGTAACCTAAGAGTAGTTCGTGCAGCAAACACAGGAACATTAAACGCAACAACATCTAATGTCGGTATACAAATCAAAAACTCTACCGACTATGAAACGAATCACTCATCAGGTTCAGGTAACGACGATTTCGTCGCTAAATGGCCAGGTACATTAGGCAATTCTTTGGGTGTTTCTATTGCTGATGGTAACACTTTTACTGGATGGGCATTTGCTAATACTTTTGATTCAACAGCAAACACATCGTCATATGTTGCAGACAGAAACGGAAGCTACGATGAATTACACATCGTGGTTTATGACACTAACGGAAATATTTCAGGTGCAGCAAATACAGTTTTGGAAAGATTTGGATATGTTTCCAAAGCCTCCGACGCTAAAAATTCCGATGGTTCAAGTAACTATTACAAAGATGTTATCAATGAGCGTTCAAAGTATATTTGGTGGACAAAACATAATTCAGACGGCACAAACTGGGGCACAACAGCTGCAAACAAAAGTTTTGCTCGAATGACAGCCGCCGATACTTTTGCATTAGCTGGCGGAACCTCAACCGCACCTTCTACTGGTGATTTACAGACAGCTTATTCTAAATTTTCTAATGCCGATTCTGTAGATGTTTCATTGATTATGACTGGACCAACAACAGGAAGTACATTAGTAAATCATGTTATTGGTATCGCAGAGAGTAGAAAAGATTGTTTGGTTTTTGTTTCACCACAAAAATCGGATGTTGTTGACAACTCAGGTTCGGAAACATCTTCAATTCTTTCAACACGTGCAAATTATACATCATCTTCATATGTAGTGATGGATAGTGGTTGGAAATATCAATACGATAAGTATAACGATGTATATCGTTGGATTCCATTGAACGGTGATATTGCTGGATTAACAGTCAGAACCGATGTTGAACGAGATCCATGGTTTTCACCCGCTGGCTTCAATCGTGGTGTTATCAAAAATGTGGTTAAGTTGGCCTGGAATCCAGGACAATCTAACCGTGATGATCTATATAAAGTGGGTGTTAATCCTGTGGTTACATTCCCAGGAGAAGGTACAGTTCTGTATGGTGATAAGACATTGTTGTCCAGACCTAGTGCATTCGACAGAATCAACGTTCGTAGACTCTTTATTGTATTAGAGAAATCTATTGCTAAGGCCGCACGTTCAAGTATGTTCGAATTTAATGACGAATTTACCCGTGCTCAGTTTGTTAACTTGGTTGAACCTTTCCTACGTGATGTTCAGGGTCGCCGTGGTGTCTATGATTTCCGTGTTGTGTGTGATTCTACAAATAACACTCCAGAAATTATCGACCGTAATGAATTCGTAGGTGATATCTATATCAAACCATCCCGTTCAATTAACTTCATTCAACTTAACTTCATTGCTGTACGCACTGGTGTTTCGTTCCAAGAAGTTGTTGGGCAGTTCTAATAAATAAGAGAGAGGAGATAAGAAAATGGCATTTAATGTAAATGAATTCCGATCTCAAATGCAAGGAGATGGCGCTCGCCCAAATTTATTTGAGGTGAGTATGCCTTTTCCTGCTTTTGCGTTACCAGGAAATGCTCAAACTAAAATGAGTTTTATGTGTAAGACAGCACAATTACCAGGATCAACCGTTGGTTCTGTTCCCGTTCAATATTTTGGCCGTGAACTGAAATTTGCAGGTAACAGAACATTTGCAGATTGGACCGTGTCTGTTATCAATGATGAAGACTTTGTTATACGTAATGCATTCGAAAGATGGATGAACGGTATCAACAGTCATGCTGGTAATCTGAGAAGTGCGGCAGCTGCAACATCATTAGGTTACACCGTAGACTCTGAAGTTAGACAATATGGTAAACAAGGTGATGTATTGAAACGTTATAAATTTATCGGTGTTTTCCCAACTGATTTGTCACCAATTGATGTAGATTGGGGTTCAAATGATTCTATCGAAGAATTTACAGTGACACTCACTTATCAGTGGTGGGAAGCTACTGAGGATAGCGTAGCATAAGTAAAGGTGGAAGAGAAATCTTCCACCATACTTTTTATAATGAAAAAAGGATAAACCAGTGGCAAACATAAAACTATTTGGCTTTACGATAGGTAATAAGGATATTGTTCAGAACGAAAAACCTGAACAGGCCTCTTTTACGCTTCCGACCGCAGCATTAGATGACGGTGCAGTAACCATCACTCAAAATGCCCATTATGGTACATATGTTGACCTAGAAGGTTCTGTACGCAATGAACTGGAACTAATCACTCGATACAGAGAGATGGCAAATCATCCAGAATGTGATATGGCAATTATGGAAATTGTTGATGAAGCTATCACACATTCCAAAGATAATAAAGTTGTTGATATTGTTTTAGACAAACTCAAACAACCAGATAGAATTAAGAAATTAATTACCGAAGAATTTGGTAATGTATTGCGTATGTTAAATTTCCAGAATTTAGGTGGAGATATTTTCAGACGTTGGTATATCGATGGTAGAATGTATTTTCAGGTTCTAGTAAACGATAAAAATCCTAAAGAAGGCATTCAAGAATTACGTTATACTGATCCTAGAAAGATCAGAAAAGTGCGAGAGATTAAAAAAGGAAGAGATCCTAAAACTGGCGCAGAGATCATACTCTCCATCGCTGAATACTACGTGTTCAATGATCGAGGAACAGTTACTCAAACATACACTGCCGGCACTAATCAGGGTCTTAAGATTGCACCAGACTCCATACTTAATGTAAACTCTGGTTTAATGGATGCAAAGAACACCTTTGTCATATCTTATCTTCACAAAGCAATCAAAGCACTCAATCAGTTAAGAATGATTGAAGATGCTGTGGTTATCTATAGATTATCAAGAGCACCTGAACGCAGAATTTTCTATATTGACGTTGGTAATTTACCTAAAGGTAAGGCTGAACAATATATGCGTGACATCATGATTAAATACCGTAATAAAATGGTATATGATGCGAACACCGGTGAACTCAGAGATGATAGAAAACACCTCTCAATGCTTGAGGACTTCTGGTTACCTAGAAGAGAAGGCGGCAAGGGAACAGAGATTACCACACTTCCAGCAGGACAGAACCTAGGCCAGATGGATGACGTTTTATACTTCCAAAAGAAACTATTACAGTCGATGAGTGTTCCGTACTCCAGACTCGAACCACAAGGTGGTGGAATGGTTGGAATTGGTCGTTCAACTGAAGTCACAAGAGATGAACTTAAGTTTAATAAATTTATTGAGAAACTCAGAAACAAATTCTCACAAATTTTTGATGATGCCCTAAAGATACAATTATCATTAAAGGGTATTTGTACCGTTGAAGAGTGGGAAGAATTTAAAGAATACATCACATACGATTTCAAGAAAGATAACAACTTTACCGAAATGCGTGAAGCTGAATTGTTGAGAGAAAGATTAAGCACTCTCAACATGATCGATCCATATGTCGGTAGATATTTCTCGGCAGAATGGGTTAAAAGAAATGTTCTCAGACTTACCGATGAAGAAATTGAGCAACTTGATAAACAAATCGAATCAGAACCAGAAAGAGTAGATCCCAATCAACCACAAGAACAAGTTGATTCGGAACAGTATCAACCAGAAGATAATACCGTAGATAACACATCAAACGAGTCACAAACTCCTGAATTGGATAATGCGGTAGATCGGTATTCAAACGTACTAAATAAAAAATAGAGGTGTTAATTATGGAACAAGTAAGAAATTTTATTGATTTGGTAGCACAGGGAAATAACATTGATGCAAAATCCACTCTTGAGGATTTAATTTCTTCAAGAGCTTTCGATTCTTTAGAATTGAAAAAAAGGGAGATGGCATCATCACTTTTCTCATCAGGCGAACAAACGGATTCACAAGAACAGTAATATGAAATCATTAGATGAATTCAAATCTAAATTAACAGAAGAAGAGAAAAAAGATTTCTCTAAATTTGATGCATTAGTACGAGCTGGTCTGGCCAACAAAGCACAGATCACTCGTCTACATCAAATTCTAGATAAAATGGGTGAAGAACGTCCGGTATTTAATAATGCCGATAAAATGATTATGCAAAATCTGTTTAATAAAATGGTAGATTTGATTTCCAATAATAAACAGATTTTTCAACAAACAAGAAGAGCGGTAAGAGAAGAAGTTGAGATTGATGAAGGCATAAGAGACTCATCAGATTTTAAACTCTCTCCATCAGGTCGAAAAGTAAGAGCACATCGAATTAA